CGCGGAGCTGGCCAATGGCGAGATCGACTTCGCAATCCAGCGCCTGGGCCTCTGGCTCTCCTACAAGCGCAATGCTTGCATCACTCCCGCAGAGTGGGAGGCGCTGCAGGTGGACGCTCCGGAGCTGCAGCCTGATCGCTTTTTTGGCGTCAAGTACTCGCTCGACGGCACGAAGGTCGCGATCAGCGTCGCGGCCCGCACGACGGACGGGAAGATCTTCGTCGAGGCAATCGACACGGCGCCGACGCGCTTCGGAAACTCGTGGATCATCGACTACATCCTCAACCCTCACCGGAAGGGCGTGGTCATCGACGGGGCAAGCGGCCAGAAGACGCTGGTCGAGGAGCTGCGGGAGAAGGGCGTCAAAAACCCGGTCCTGCCGGCAGTCTCCGAGGTCATCGAGAGCTCGAGCCTGTTCGAGACGGCCATCGCTCAGGGCACGCTGGAGCACTCCGGACAGCCGGAGCTCGCCGCGGTGGTCACCAACTGCGAGCACCGTCCGATCGGATCCCGCGGCGGGTACGGTTTTAAGACCCTGACGGACGACCAGGACATCACGATCATGGAGTCCGCGGTCCTTGCGTTTTGGCTCTGCGCGACGACTAAGCCGCGCAAGAGGCAATCGGTCAGCTATTAACGGGCATCTGCCCGATCAATAGAAATAACGCCTAAGTAACGTTAACTCACGGTAAAAGAGGAGGCAAAAACAAAATGACATTTACACCAATCGAAACCCAGGAAGATTTTGACGCAGCTATTAAGAAGCGGCTCGAGCAGAAAGAGCGGGAGGTCAAAGAGCTTTACAAGAACTACCTCTCGCCTGAGGCGGTCGAGGAGCTCCGGAAGGAGCTCGACGGCAAGAACGCCGACCAGATCCGCGACCTCACCGATAAGCTCACCAAGGCCCAGGAAAAGGCCGCCACGGTGGACGAGACGGTCAAGGCCCTGACGGATCGCGCTACCGCAGCCGAGAAGAGCCTGCTCAAGCAGAAGGTCGCACACAGCAAGGGCATCGCTCTGGAGCTGGCGGAGCGCCTGATCGGGGACACCGAGGAGGAGCTGACCGCCGATGCTGAAAACTTCGCGGCCTATATGACACCGCACACGGCTCCGCCGATGCGGTCCACGGAGACGCCCCTCGGCGCGTTTACATCTTCCGGCAGTAAGGGAGCCGCCAACGATGAGGCCTACATGGCACTCCTCGGACAGCTCTCGCAGTAATAAGGAGATTTAACACATGGGCACAACTTTAACCAAAGGCACACTTTTCCCTCCCGTCCTCGTGGACGAGATGATCAACCTGGTGAGAGGCAAGAGCTCTCTGGCAAGACTCTGCGGAGCTTCCCCGATCCCGTTCAACGGAGAGACGATCTTCACCTTCAACTTCGACAACGAGGTCGATATAGTCGCTGAGAACGGCGCCAAGAGCAACGGCGGCGGCACGATCGGCACGAAGTCTGTCAGCCCGATCAAGATCGAGTACGGCATGAGGGTCAGCGACGAGTTCCGCTTCGCATCCGAGGAAGTCCGGCTCCAGTATCTGAGAGCCTTCGCAGAAGGCTGGGCGGCCAAAGCAGCCCGCGGCCTTGACATCATGGCGATGCACGGCCTCAACCCTCGCAGCAGGACCGCAGCGACAGCCACCATCGGCACGAATCACTTCGACAGCCAGGTCACCCAGACCGTCAACTTCGCCGCAGCTACTCCTCAGGACAACATCGCGGCAGCGATCGGCCTGGTCGAGGGCAATGAGCACGAGGTCACTGGCTTAGCTATGGCTCCGGCTCTCAAGTCTGCACTGGCAACCCTCAAGAAGGGCACAGCTTCCAATGAGCTCATGTTCCCCGAGCTCGCTTGGGGCGCAAATCCCGGTGTGATCAACGGCCTGCCGGTTGACTCCAACAGCACGGTCAGCTTTAACAGCGGCGTCGACCGCGGTATCGTCGGAAACTTCCGCGATTTCTTCCGCTGGGGCTACAGCCGCCAGCTGCCGATCGAGGTCATCGAGTACGGCAATCCGGACAACTCCGAAGCCGGCGACCTCAAGGGCCATAATCAGGTCTACCTCAGAGGCGAGGCATACATCGGATGGGCCATCCTCGACCCGGCGGCGTTTGCTCGTATTATCGCAACCACATAAGAGCGGAGGGCTTTGCGCCCTCCCTCCTTTTTAGGAGGTGATCCGATGTATATCTACAAGCACAAGACGACCGGCGCGGTGATCGAATCACCGACACCGTGCGCCGGTGAGAACTGGGAGCTCGTCAACGATCTGCCTGAGAAGGCTGAGAAGCCTGCAGACGAGGCGACCAAGAAGAAAACGGCGGCGAAGCGTGGCAAGTAATTATGCCACCATCGACGACGTCCAGGTGCTTTTCCGGCCTTTAAGCGCGTCGGAGCAGGTTAAAGCGGAGGCGATGCTCCCGCTGATCTGCGACGCGCTGCGGCAGTACGCCGTCGACGCGGGGAAGGATCTGGACGCGATGATTGAGGCATCCGAGAGCCTCGCAAGCGTCGCCAAGCTGGTGACGGTGGACATCGTCGGCAGGGCGATCAGGCAGAGCACGACCGGCGACGTCTACAGTCAGGAGTCCCAGAGCGGCCTCGGCTACTCCTGGAGCGGCTCCTATGCGATCCCCGGCGGCGGAATCGCCGGGTGCATCATGAAGAACGACCTCAAGAGGCTCGGGATCCTGAGGCAGCAGATTGGAGCGATGGAAGTATGGCGCTGCACGGAACGAAAGTAATTTTATACGAGCGGCAGCAGATCGGCGTGGACGACTTCGGCGTGCCGGTCATCCAGGAGACGCCCGTCGAGATCGACGACGTCCTGGTCGGATCGGCATCGTCGGATGAAGACAACAGTACGGTCCAGCTCGCCGGTATCCGTGCGGAGTATGTCCTGGGGATCCCTTACGGAGATACTCACAACTGGCTCGACAGCCGGGTGGAGATCTTCGGGGAGATGTACCAGACCTATGGCGACATCATCCGGGGCATTGACGCCAACATCCCGCTGCGGTGGAAACACAATATCAAGGTAAAGCGCTATGAGTAAAGTCGAATTTGAGCTCAACTCTGCCGGCGTGCAGGAGCTCCTCAAGAGCTCCGAGATGGCCGGGATCTGCAAGCAGTACGCTGACCAGGTCCGGAGCCGCTGCGGTGAAGGCTACACGGTCGACACCTACACGGGAAAAACCCGAGTCAACGCGAGCGTGCACGCAAGCACCAGCGCGGCCCGCAAGGATAACCTCAACAATAACACGCTGCTCAAAGCGCTCGGAGGATGATCATGATCGACGCAGTAATAATTAAACATCTTTCTGATGCCCTCCGCCCGGTCCCCGTATCGGCGCAGGTGCCGGTCAAAAAGCCAAAGCGCTTCGTGACGGTCGAGAGGACCGGGATGTCCCTGGAAAATCACATTTACACCACCCCCTTCGCGATCCAGTCCAATGCGGAGACGCTGATCGAAGCGGCGGCGCTGGATGAGGATGCGCGTCAGGCAATGCTTGACGCCGTAAAGCTGGATGGCATCACCGCGGTCCGGCTTAACTCCTCTTACAACTTTACAGATCCCGACTCGGAGCAGATGCGCTTTCAGTCTGTATTCGATGTCACACATTATTAAGGAGATATAAACATGGCTAATACAGTTGCAAATGTGTCCGCCGGCAAGCCGGCCATCGCCGGAGCCATCTCCAGGGCCCCGATCGGCTCGACTCTCCCGACGGATGCAAACACAGCACTGGACGCCGCCTTTGCGGCCCTCGGCTACGTGTCAGAGGATGGCGTCACTAACAACAACACACCCGAGTCTGAGGACATCAAGGCTTGGGGCGGCGACACGGTGCTCAACATCGTGACCTCTAAGGAGGACACCTTCACGTTCACCCTGATCGAGATCATGAACCTGGAAGTCCTCAAGATGGTCTACGGCAACGCCAACGTGACCGGAACGCTCGCGGCCGGCATCACCATCAAGGCGAACGCCAAGGATCTGGATTATCAGGAGCTTGTCATCGACATGATCCTGCAGGGCGGCGTCCTCAAGAGGATCGTCCTCCCGAACTGCAAAGTCAGCGAGGTCGGCGAAGTCGTTTATAAGGACGACGAGGCGATCGGCTACGAGACAACTGTCTCCTGCCTGCCTGACGCGCAGGGCAACACTCACTACGAGTACATCGTTAAGCCTGCGGCATAAGCGGCAGACAAGGAGGTAAACGATGATCGTAAAAGGCACTACTAAATCCGGCTTTCACTACGCTGTCAACGATGAGATCCTCAGCTCCTGGCAGTTCGTCGCGAAGCTCCGGGACGTCCAGGTCGATGACCAGGCCAAGGCTGCGGCTGCGGTCATCGATCTGGTCGAGCTCGTACTGGGCAAGGACCAGACGCAGCGCCTGGCGAAGTACCTCGCCAAGGGGCAGGCTACGGTCGGAGCGGAGGCGATGATCGCCGAATACAAGGAGATCGTCGCAGCAGTCCGGGGGCGAGCAGTAAAAAACTGACGCTCCTCGCCTATATCATGGCGAGGCATCCGGATGCATTAACCTGCGACTTCGCAGAGACATACCATATTTATGACATACGGGCACTGGAGCCGGATCTGGCTGCGGTGCTCGCTTTAGGTCTGGGGGAGAGATCCAGGACGCAGATGGCGCTGTCCGGCGCCAAAGTGGACCCGATGCTCGTCCTCCTGACGAGGATCCTCGACGGAGTGATCTGGCTGCAGTGGGCAAAGACCAAGGACGCGGCCAAGGGAAAGGGCCGGCCGGATCCTCTGACGCCGCTCCTGTTTGGGGAGAGGCACGAAAAGGATGATCTTGCAAAATTCGATTCGGGCGCGGCATTTGAGGCGGCCCGCAAAATGCTACTGGAGAGGATAGAGAGAAATGCCTGATCTTGGTAAAGCATATGTGCAAATCGTACCGTCTGCCCAGGGCATCTCGGGATCCATCTCCTCGCTGATCGGCGGAGAGGCTTCGAGCGCTGGCACATCTGCCGGCGGCCTGCTCGGCAGCGGCCTCGTCAAGGCACTGGGCGGCGTCGTGGCGGCCGCAGGCATTGGGAAGATGGTCACCGATGCGATCAGCACCGGCATGGACTTCGACAGTTCCATGTCCCAGGTCGCTGCGACGATGGGCCTCACTATGGACGAGATGGCCGACAGCGTCGGCACGGTCGATCTTGCCTGGGGAACGTTCTCCGGGAACTTGCGCGAGTACGCCCAGGAGATGGGCGCTCATACGGCGTTCAGCGCCAAAGAGTCCGCGGATGCCCTCAACTACATGGCCCTCGCGGGCTATGACGTCCAGACCTCGATGGAGATGCTGCCGAACGTCTTAAACCTCGCCGCAGCCGGCGGCATGGACCTGGCACGCGCCTCTGACATGATCACAGATGCATCCTCTGCCCTCGGCCTGTCTCTGGATGAGACGAGTCAGATGGTCGACAAGATGGCCCGGGCGTCATCCAGGTCCAACACCTCGGTCGAGCAGCTGGGCGACGCGATCCTCACG